CGGAAGTGAGGTCGACCGCCGATGCGAAGAAGTCGGCATCCACTACCGCGCCACCATTGGCGGAGGTCTGGTAGATACCGATGTCGGACGCACCCGTGGTGTCGAAGGCGTCGCAGGACAGAATGACCTCCGAGATGCGGGCGTTCGAGGGGATGCGGGCCAGTCGGTAGGTGGAACCGATACTGGCGGACGCGGATGCCTGCTTGGTGCCGATGGCCTCCTGGATGGGAGCACGGGCCACGCGGGCGTTGTTGAATACCACCGGAGTGGCGTCGGCGTTGGTGATCGCCGCAGATTTCAGAGCTTCAACAGCCATGGTTCATTCCTCCAGGTTACGAGCGGTAAGACTCGATGGCGTACACCTTGTCTTCTTCAAGACGGGTGGCACCGGCGGTCATGGTGGTGTAGAGCTGCCAGGGCTCGCCCTGCAGGTCGTTACGCTGGGAGACGCTGTTCTTGATGTCGTCCCACAGACCCAGGTACATGCCGCTCTTGACCCACACCGGCAGAGTCACCTCGTTGGTGCCGGCCAGGACAGTCTCGATCAGCTCGCAGTGGATGAACTTGAAGCCGAGGAACTCGGTCACCTTGCCGTTCTGCAGCACCGGCATGCCGCCGTTGAAGTCGGAACTGATAACCTGGATCTCATTCAGCAGGGCCGCGTGGTCCGCCGCGGTGATGCCGATGAAGACCTCCTCCATGTCGAAATCGACGTGGTTGGCCATCATCAGCTCCTTCACGGCCTTGATCTTCGCTACGTTCAGCTTGGAGGCCGCGCCGCCAGTGGCGACATCCACCTCGTTGGCCGCGGTGAAGCTGGTGCTGGTGCCACCTGCCTCGCCGGTCTTGGCGGTGCCGGTGAAGGCGCTGCAGATGAGGCGGTCGAACTGACGGCCCGCAGCCATGACCGCATTGGTGACGTAGGCGCTTTCCGGATCGGTGATCATGCGCAGCTTGTCGAAGCTGTCGATGAGCTGCGGCAGGTCGAAGTCGGAGGGGAACACCCAGCGACGGTCGGTAGCCGCGTCCACACGGCCCATCGGGGCGAAGCGTGAGGATACCGCCTGCATCTCCACGGCGCCGAACTGGTCCACAGGCGATGCCTGTTTACCGGTGTGCGAGCCCATGGTTACCGCGTTGCGGAGCTTGGAGCCCTTCTGCTGGAGCAGCAGGGAGATGTTGGTGCTGTATTCCTGGATATAATGAGTAGGCAGATTGATGGACATAGCGCCCTCCAAAAGTCGTTAAAGTGATCACGATTTCCGAAGTGCTTGTCCGCCAATGGCAGGGCCATCTTCACGCCCATACCCAGGGCTGGGGTGCCGTCTATCCGGCGGTCTTGCGGCTCTTACGAGTTCCCGCGTCGTAGGTGCTTCGGCGGCAGCTTCAGGGTTTTATCCCCCGCAGGCGCCGCTTTGGCAGTTTCGCCCAGCACGTATGTCTCGAGTACCTTCGCTCGCTCCACGGCTTCCGAGGATTCCCGACCGTGGGAGTAGGTGAGCTTCAGCAACTCTAGACGCAATTCTTGACTGGCCATAGTGGGTAAGATACCTCAGTTTCTGTAAATTGCAACTATTTGCCCAGTAACACTTTGCGGGCCTTGCCGCCACGACACCCACTGGCGTGGGCCGCCCGCCCCTGAGCCTCCGCCTTTTCCTTGGCATCCTCCCCGCGATAGACCTTACCGGAGCTACCCCATTGGTAGCCCACGATACGACCGTTCTCGCGGACAGGATGTACGGGCATGGCCTACTCCGGATACGCCCACTTGTGCAGCTTGGACATCTCTTCCCGCGCCGCACGGTCGCCGGACAGGTAGCGGTTGGTCCACTCCTTGTCCGCTTTCAGCTCGGCGATCTTGCTGCGAGCGGCCTCCGGTGACAGGGCTCCGAAACCGGCATTGCTGCCGTTGCTTACGAAATCGCTCTCCCCCATCTTGCTGCCGAGATTGTGGAACAGCTCCATGACCTTGGCGAAGCCCATGCTGGACTCGAGCGCATCGATAGTGTCCGCGTCGAGGCCGAGGTTCTGCGCGGCCTGCGCCGCCATACGGGTGTTCTGGTCATGGGCCGCCCCCCATTTGAGCTTGAGCGCAGCTGCTTCGGATTCCACCTTGGCCGCTTGTGCCTCCTGGGCCTGCTGCTGCATGGCCGCGCCGAACTCGTCGTATTTTGCGGCCAACTGCTCCGCCATGGCCTTGGGCATGCCAAGCTCGTGGAAGGTCTTGCCCGCCCATTCGCTGAATGACGGATCGCCCCCCTCCGGGGCCTTGAAGCCATACCCGCTCGGGTCTTCAGGTCGGCCCAGTTTCGCCCACATGTCGTTCCACGCCTCGGGCGGCGCGTCGGACTTTGGCAGCTTCAGTACCTGATCCGCCGGTACGCCCAGCAGCTTCTCGGCGTTGCGGTAGCTGTCCACCACCGCGGCGGGGTCTTTCCAGCCCTTGTTCTGGACATAGCCTTTCAGGTCGTCGCCGAATCCGTCGAACCAGTTGGCATTCGCCGCCGGAGCGGGGGCAGCCGTGGTCTGTGCTTCAGGTGCGGCGGCCGGAGCTTCCGGTGCCGCAGTTGTGCCCGGCTCGGTGGCCGGCGCTGCGGGTGCTGCTTCGCTCATTGCTTCATCCTCTCGTTGAGTAGAGACCACAAATCCTGTTCACTGAGATTGAGGTGCTGCTGAATGCGCAGCCACACCTCGCGCCGGCCGTCCAGATTGGCGGCCACCCTCGGGTCCGGGTGGAAGGTGCTGTCCGCCGCCCGGCAGAATCGCGCCAGGTCGGTTAACACTCGCTCCCCTTCCGGGTTGTCAAAAATTGCGTGATAGGCCCGCTTGCGGCGGAATACCAGTTCTTTTACCTTGTCCAGTAGGGTATTGGTCATTTCCCCGCCTTCTCCGCTACCGCCTGGGCCTTGGTCATAGCGGCCACGCCGGGCATGGCATTAACCGCCTGCTGCTGCTCGGCCTGCTGCTGCCGCCCCTGGCGGAGGGCCTGCACCTGATCCATCGCCCGCATCCACCGCTGCGGCACCGCCTGGATCTCGGCGATTTCCGGCACGATAGCGTCCCAGTCGAAATGGTCCAGCGGCTCCGGGTTCTGCGTGACATTGACCACGCCGAGGGTTGTCTCGATGGTGCGCATGATGCCCGCCACCTCTTCGGCCCGCTGGGCGCGGGACAGCGGGGAATCGTATTCCACCCGGTACTCGCCCTGGGCCTCCAGCAGTGCCGGCGGCGGCGGAGGCATCAGGCCCTGACGCACCAGCAGGTCCACCTCGCGCTCGATGAGCGGCCCCAGGTACTCTGACTGTTGCCGGCCGATGGTCGGGGCCAGCAGGATCCCCTTCTCGCGGGTGCGCTCCATGACCTCAGTTGCGGTCATCTGCGGCGTCTCGACCAGGATCTGGAACAGGGTCACAAGGAAAGCGTCGTTGATGATGGCCCGCTCGTCGTCCATCATCTCCTTACCCACGGCAAGGTTGCCGGTCGGCAGGGTGTGCACCAGAGGTCTACCCTGTGCGTCCACGCCGCCGTAATTCAGCGCCCCGGGCTTCATGCTGAAGTTGCTCAGTACGCCGTCGTCGTGCATCAGCAGCACCGGGTCTACCGCCCGGTGGCCCTGCTTGAGGATCGTCTTCTTCTCCTCGTTCAGCGTCTTGATCGCCGGCAGCACGTCCATCGCCGGAGACCGGCCATACACCTCGCCGGGCGCCTGCTCGTAGCGGCTGATGGCATAGGGGAACGTGGTGAAGCCCTCCTCGGCCAGCAGGACTTGCCCTTCCTCCGCCACGTAGTAAGACGCCACCGGCATCCCCCGGGCATCCATCCTGTTGCCGTCGTAGTCTTCCCGTGGCTTGGTGCAGTGCACGAACCAGAACTTCTGATTCTTGTTCTTGCACTCGGCGATGTTCTTCGGCAGCGCATCGCCCCATTGCTGCTGCGCCTGGCGGGCGGTCAGCTCGAAGCGGCGATACGCGGTGTCCACCAGGCCCTGGTGGTTCTCTTTCAGGTAGATTTCCCCCAGTCCGATGGCCCTGTACCTCAGGCCCGGCTCCTTGCGCAGCTGGTCGATGAACACGCAGCCGGTGCCAAACGCCCCAAGGCTCAAGTAGTTCTGCTGGTTCTGGCTGGCGAAGTTGGCGTTCGGTGCATACCGATGGCGGAACAGGATGCGGGTGGCCTCCTCGAACCACAGCTTCACGGACCGGTCTTTTGCCAAATACGGATCGCTGGGCAGCATCCGGTGCCAGGTGGCGTTGCGTGGAGTCAGCAGCGAATCGAGGATGGCCCCGAACCGTTTCAAGGCCACGCTGGCGGTGGAGTCGAAGATGTACTCGGTGCGCTTCTCGCCTGGAGATCGAAAGGAGTTGGTATGGAAGGTGTTGACGTAGGCGGGCAATACCCGCTGGGCGATCTCATTCCAATGGCCCTCAAAATTGCCTCTATCGCCAGTTAGCTGGCCGAGTTCTTCGAGGATATCCTGTGCGGTGCTGTCCCCGCCGGCGGCCATGCCCTATTGCCCCAGCAGAGTGCGGGACGCAGCCGGCCCGGAGTCAAGGACCCCCCGCGACCCGGTGAGCAGGGTTGCGGCCCGGCCACGTGCCTGCCGTCCGCCAACGGCGACGTTCCGGCTGCGCCGGATCTGCGCGTTCCGTTGATCTTCCGCGTACTGTTGCTGCTGCGCATCGAATTCCGCCTGTTGCGCGGCTTGCTGCCGGGCGACTTCCTTCGCCGCTTCTTCCCCGGACAGCTCGGCCATCGTCGGCAGGCCGATATTCTCCGACGTGAGCCCTACACCTCGGGCCAGAC